TCCATGTTAGACAAGGAGCCGTTTTCGACGATCCAACCTGAGTTTGCGGTGGTGTTTACGATGTGCAGCTCTTGCGAAGTAACCTTATTGAGCTGTTCTTGCGGCGAAAGCAAGTTCCGCACGATCCCAAACGGCTTACCACGTCGGAAATACGGAAAATAAGGGACAATTGTGAAGTCTGAGTACGGGCTCCAGTCGTCGTGGAGAACTACTTGATCAGCGGTAACGGTCCATTTGACTCTTCGGACAATTTTTTTGGTGATTGTGAGGCCGTTTGATTCAGCAAACGTTCTTGCGTCATCATCTGACATGTTTCCCGGCACTTGCCGCATATCGCCGGACGCAGGGCGAAGGAAAAACGGCGTGTTAACAAGTTTTCGATGCTGACGTTCGATGATACGAACCGCTCGAACTGCCGCCCCTTCATCCCCTTCGGTTTCATCAACACGCCAGTTTGATAAGTCGGTATCACCGAAGCCTTCAGTCGTTTCACGGAATTCAAAAGAGTCTCTACCGTAATGGGCGCCGCTTTCAGCGATATAACGCAGCGAATCCGCTTTGTCTTTGCCATATAACTCCTCGATTTCGTCTAAGGACATCCAGCGGGTTTTAAATACTTCGTTCCAGTTTTTCGGGTCATAGTCCTTTGCGTCTGGATCAATAAGTATGTCAAGTGGATCTTTTGCCGTTATACGGATTTCGCCTTCAACATGATCTGAAAAGTCCATGCGTACATCAAAGTACCCACGACCATCCATAATTAACCCGTCAGAAAATACTTGCTGTTCTACCCAATCAAGCTTGTTGTTATCAGCGATCTGCATATAAACTTTGGTAAGTACATCAGCTACTTCTTGCTCAGTACCACGGCGGGGTTTGAACTTTACATCGGCGCGTCGTGTGGATTGTTCACCGAGAATAGTATTAATAGTAGGGAGAATTGTGTTTATGGTAAGTGCGGGTCGTCCCTCTGACTCCAACATCATTACATCGTCTTCGTCCCATTGGTCACCACGATAGAACTCGTCACATTTTTTTGCCATCTCTATATAATCTAAATGACCGTGATCCCTAGCACGGATGTATCTATCCCACTGTGTACTGGATATACGCTCTTCTTCTGCTGGGGTGAGTCTTAGTTTTTTCATAGTTATGCGCTCATTGCCGATCTACTTTTAAGTTCTTTCCCAATGAACGGTAACCGATCACGCCAAGAGGGGGCATGTTCAATAACAGGCTGATACGTTGCAAATTCAGTCATCATTAAACCTATCCAAGCCAGTGCGTCTACCTGATCATCATGTACGCCATTAGGAAAACGCAGTAGTTCCGCAACCAATGGCCCTGTAAATTGTTCGTCTTTGGGCAACCAAACCATGCCCTGTTGCATCCGGCCTTGGATAGCTCTTGCTCGTGCTTCTTTGTCCCTCCTCCCTGTTTTTAGATCTTTTATATAAGCCTCATATAAACCGCGCTCCCTGATTCGTTTTTCAAGGAACGGACCTAATGCCATCTCAATATGGCCTTTCTCAATACCTATGATTGAGGGTTTCCACTCTTCATATAAGTCAAGAATACGTTCTACGATTTCAAAACCGTCAAACCTACCTCGCACTACATCAACCACGTATAAGTGGTCATATTCATCTACACCGATTACCATGCCCACGGTGTAGTCGTTCCTATCTCGTTTACCAATAGCTAAGTCCCACGCGGCGTAGAACCTCATCTCTCCGTAATCTATCTCATCACGGTCGTAATACTGAATCATGTCCCGCGTAAAATAATCACCATCATCAGCAACCGGATTCTGTTGATATAACGCTGACCAATCTCTCGGTCCTACAGCCTTCTCTATTCTTGTGAGAGCTGCTTCGTCGTATCGTTCTCTGTGTAATGCTTCTCCGGCCTTTCGATACTGTTCATCCACCTCTGCACGAGCGGGGTAGTTAACCACTTCCCACTGTTCCCCATTATCTGATGCTGCTTTAAGTAAACGTCCAGCCAAATCGTCGTCGTGCCAACGAGTAAGAATAACGAGAACACCGCCACCTGGCGCAAGCCTCGTGTAAGCTGTTGACGTGTACCAATCCCATGTTGATTCCCTTGCATTTTGTGACTCCGCATCGTCTCTGTTTTTTACTGGATCATCTATGACCAGTATGTGTGCGCCTTTACCTGTGATACCGCCACCGACACCAGCAGCGACAAAACCACCACCACTAGTAGTAAGCCAAGCTTCAGCAGATTGGCTATCTGGATCGAGTCTAGTTTTAAAGGCAGTTTTGTAAGTTGGTTCTCGCAATAGTTGACGAACTTTACGACTAAACCCCATTGCAAGAGATCCAGAATACGAACAACTAATAAATTCGTGTTGGGGGTGCCTACCGAGATGCCACGCTGGAAAAGAGACAGACGCAAGCGTACTTTTTCCATGACGCGGTGGCATAAAGAGCATAAGTCTTGGACTCTTTTTTTCAGCCACGTCTTTGGAGAATTCTTCGAGTCTTCTGCAGATATCCTTGTGGACCCATCCGGCTTGGTAGTCGGGGTTGAATCGTTCAACGAAAGGGAGAAGTCTTTTTCTTGTAAGGAATCTAAGAGCGAGTTCTGCTTTGGCCCCTTCTGTTGTAGATAATGCGCTATCTGCCTCCGGCTCCACTGCTGTTTCAATAGTTGTCGTTGTCGCTCTCGGAAGTGCATCTATATCGTCCGCCCTACAATAAACACATATGCCGCTAGACTCCGCATACAAAGTCTCTGGCTGTAATTTCAAACACCTTACGCAACGTTTAGACTGTATCTCCGTCAAGTGGCATCAGGCTCCAAGTAATTTGTCGTTTTGCCAGCAATTTTTATTAACTTTTCAACAGTTACCCGTTAAGGTTGTTTTGCTGGGGCATTTAAGTTGACTTTTCCCTGAACCGCCGTGTCTGGAGCAGTCAAACCATGTAATTTGACTAGCGAATCAACTGTATTTTTCATCTCTGTAGCATTTACAGACGATGTGTATGCTTCCATGTACATACTGTGCGCATTTTTACGATCAAACTTAACTTCTTCGCGCATTTGTTCGCGGTAATACTGAAGCGCTGTTTGCACCGCTGGTTTTTTAGATGCTTCTAGTGCTGCGCTAGACGACGAATAGCCAGCACCCCTACCAGCAGCAGCTACTGTCATGCCACTGCTTATTAGAAGTACTAGCTTTTCTTGCTGGACGGTTAAATCATTTAAAGTCAGCCCCATGTATGGAATATGGGACTGTAACTCCGTCCTTGCACCTATAATTTTAGTGGACGATTCGAAGGGCCGGTCTTCCTCGTTCGTCGATTGCGTCATAGTCAACATTTGCATCTAAATATATAAATAATGGAGCGCGATTTCCTAAACTATCTACATCTATACTTTCCAAAAAATGAGATAACGAGTTAACTCCATAACCTTGTGTAATTAATAGCTCTTCGCACTTATTTGCGTCGTAAACAAGAACCTCTTTATTACTTTCTCGTATACCTGTTCCTAAAATTGCCTCGTCAAATCCTTGTATAGATATCATTTCAATGTTCATAATCCGTATATTAGCGTTACTAATAATTAATCACAAGAAAAATCGTGAATTGTCTTAATCCACCAATAAAACATGTCACCTGATAGCGTATGTTTCATAATATTTACCCGATAACACACTAAATGCACGTTGTTTTTTGTATATCCTTTGGTATTTGTTATGCGATCCAGGGAAGCGTTAAAATCCTTCGTGCCACTACCATCTTTATGGTGAGTAAGATACACGCCGGATATAGCACATCGTCCTTTTTGGCTTGCCCATAGGTCTAAAACATCTTGTTTGGTTATACAGAAGTCTCTTTGCTGTTCTCTTTGTGTGCCTGCTGCTTTTGATCTGCTATTGATAAATAATTGATTTAAATATGCCTCGTAGCTGGCAGAAGCAGCCATTTCTTTACCATGTGTTTTACAGTATTTGCATACATTGCGGTCTGATGGAAAATCTTTATTCTTCTTTATCAATCCGCATGATGTGCATGTTTTATTATCTGTCATGGCAACGGACATTAGCATAACTAATAATTTTTTTTCAAAATTTTTTTTCAAAAAACCTTTATAAATCGCTAACGTACTATCTTCGTATACCCTGCCCCACGCACCGCCTTCCCCGATTACCAAATGTGGAACCTTGTATTATGTTGCTTTTCTGGAACCTTGTTTCTCAGTAACCCCCTACCGCGTTTCATGATTCGTGGTTCGTGTGTCTGGTAGCATGGCGCATGAACAAAGAACAATGAACCATGAATAGTGGAGTAGCCCCCAACACAGCATTAAATGTTTGTCCCCCGTATCCTGATTCATGGCCCATGCACCGCTGAGAATCCTGCGCTGTCTCCGTCTCGCGGTACTTGTGACACCAAACTATTCTGTGACGCCAACACGTTTTTACATGTCACAATAATTACTTCAACTATATCAATGACTTATATATCTTGTGACAGGTGTGGCATGTGTGACGGCACTTGCCCTATATACATATATATGCATATACATATTTATACTTTTTTACATGTCTAATTATTTAATCTGAAACAAAAACACGTCACACGCGTCACAAAACATACAAAGCCTTGTATAGCCTACGTTTCAAGCCAATTACTTCGCGTCACACTCCCATCACACTCGCGTCACAAACCCCTTGTTTCGCGTCACACATGACATTTGCGCACTAAAAGTGATGATTTAGGGGTGTTTAACCGACTCATTCTTCGTCGTTTTGATTGTTTTTTGTGAACTTTTTTATGCCAATGGAGGCAATTTTATGCAAAACGTTGAGAAGCAACGCTCATTTGATTCATTTAAGAATCTCAAAAAAGAAATGGCCAAGCACCAAGCAATGCTAAGACGCAAAGAACGTTCCATTCGTCAAGGTATT